GAGGCTCGCCGGCAAGCTGCATGTTTTGCTTGACGGTAACCAGAGCGCCGTTGACCTCCGCAATATTTTCACCGAAGCCGTTCTTCCACACAGCTTCAGCAATATTTCCCAATTCTTCCGCTTCTTTGCCCGTAGCCCCCAGAGCTGCCTGAAGTTTTGCCTGGGCGTTTTCAGCGTCAACAGCGCCTTTCAAGATTGCCCCGCCGGCCGCGACAATGGGGGCGGTAAGGCCTAAGGACATCTTTTCTCCGGCGCTTTTCATTTTGCCGCCGGCTTTTTCCAGGGTTTCGCCAAGTTTATTTGACGCTTTCCCGGTCTCTTCCAGTCGGTCTTGCAGCCGGCGAAGCTCCTGCTCAGTGGCGGCGACCTCCCGCTGAAAAGCCCGATATTGCCCCTCGCTGATCTCACCCCGGGCAAACTGCTGGTTGACCTGTTCCTGGACAGCGCGGAGGCGGTCCAGTTTCTCACGGCTGTTGGCTACGGCATCGCCAAGTAGTTTTTGCTTTTGCGCCAGCAGTTCCGTGTTAGTTGGGTCCAGTTTAAGCAGCTTTTCCACCTGTCTTAGCTCGGACTGGATATCCCGGGCATTTTTATTGACGTCGCTTAAAGCTTTGGAAAGGCCGGTGGTGTCTGAACCGATTAAAATATTTATCCCTTTTATTGTTTCTGCGATGTCGATCACCCCCTAACCGGCATAAAAACTATCAATATCTTCCTGCGTTGCCTGACGCGGCTTGTTTTTATCAGCTCCGGTATAAATCTCCACAAAAGCGGCCAGATCCCGGATTCTTAACTCGTTGATCTCTTTAAGGGATAAGCCGGCCCTTTTGCCCACAGCAATCCATTCCAGGTCAACCCGATCAGAGACAGGGCTATTTTTTCTTGGGCTTTTGAGACTGGACTCCTCGACGAAAAAAGCCATCCGCCGCCTCCTCCATGACGGCCTGCCATAATCCCGGATCTGACATATCAAAGCAGTCCAGTTCGGACAACCATCCCTCAAAGCCGGGGAAGGCATTGCCTGGGCCAGCATCAGCCTTGGCCATAGCCCAGGTGATCTGCATCAAGGCAACCGAATCGATCCTGGACGGGTCTTGCTCCAGTTCGCCCATTTTAACCATATCGCCGACCAAATCAGTCTTGAATTCCTGTTTGTAGTACAAAAGGGCCAGGGGAGTGGCCCTGACCCTGATCTGTTTACCGCTGATATTAAGCTCCTTCATTTAAATGGCTCCTTTACGAAATAACCGGGACATAAACCGCATTGAAAAACGCGTTATATGCCGCAGCATTGGTGTCGGACAGTTCCATCACGCCCCGCACCACGTTCCTGCCGTTAATCTCCAAGGGGAAAATGGTCAGGTTTAAAACGTCAGTGGCCGGTTCAATAGACTCGCCCTTGGTTTTTTGTTCTTTGGAAGGGCGGCTGGCCTCGCAGTCGTAGTAAACGAAGCGTCTGTTTTTGTCGTCGCCCTCAATCTGCCCCATCAGGGCGAACCGTTTGGGTACGCCGTCTGATATTTCCACCAGCATACCGTTGTCGTCAATCAGCCACCCCAGCAATTCAGCCAGCATAGAGTCCGGCACCAGGGCCGCTTCCAGGTCGGCAGTATATCCGTCATTGGTGGTGGCGGAGTAATAAAGCATGTTATCAGCGTAAAATTTTACCGCTTTTCCTTCTGTCTTCGGCGAGAATTTAACTGCTCCCGGAATAGCGAGAGGAGCGCCCCAGCCGACAGCCCCGGCGGCCACCGCACTTGAAGCCCCAGCGGTTACGCCGGTACCTCCGGGAGTGAAAGTGATATCCAAAGTGGGATCATTAGCTGCCACCACCCGGGCAGTGATATATAAGGTGCTGCTTACAACGCTGGCCATAAAGGCAGCGGAAAAAACAGCATTGTTATTGAGCGTGTTGGCAGCCACCGAAGCTGTCTGCGCTGCCGAAGCATGTGATTCAGCGGCCACAGCAACCGTAACCGCCAAGGGAGAAGCAGTTCCCAGCGCTGCCGCAGTTATGGTCACGGTAATTTCGCCATCCGTGTCACACCCGTGGGTTACTTGGACAGCTTCCGCCTGGGCGACCCCTTTATAGGCGATATGAACCTTTTCAAGCCCATAGGTAATTTTATTCATAGCTATCCTCCTATCATCTGGACTTCGTAAATGACCTGCCTGAGTTTTTCCGTGTCAAGATAAAATTCCCGTTTCACATAGGGGAGACGGTTATTTTTTAGCACGGCTTGAATTTTTCCCTCCTGTACCAGGTCTTTGTTTTTGGTATATAACTCAATCTGAAAGTTGCTTATCTCAATGTAATTCTGGTTATCCGCCTTAAAGTCACTGCCATAAGCGAACTGATAAGTAATAAAGGGCGGGGAAGGGGCCGGGTTTTCATCACTGTTTTTAAATTCTCCGTAGGCCACCGGCAGCCCCAGCGTTTTTAGCGCAGTGTGAAGCTCAGTCTGAGTCATGTTTAACCCCCGTTCCGGATAATCCGCTTGATATTTTCCTCCAGCTCTCCAACATGCTTGTCATGGGCCGGCCTAAGGTGGGGATAAGCCGGCACCCGCCCGCCGCCCGACTTGGCATGCCCGAACTCCAGAAGGTGAGCCAGCCAGAATTTTTTCTTATTCCAGATCACATACCGCCGATTATCCGGCAAAGACTTGTCGGTCTTGACAAAGGACTTGGCATATTGTCCGGTGAGCCTGGGGGCAAGCCTTTTTGTTTCTGCCAGCACCTTGTCTGCGGTGCTCTCGACCTCGTTTTCGATGCCTGCCGTTACATCCTCTGTATACTCCTTGACGGCCTGGGTAATTTCGTCGGCTAGCTGGCTGATAGATATATTAGCCATCGGCCACCACCCTTTCACAGGTAAGCCGAGTTTTCTCCGGCGTTTTACCTAAACTGGTGCGAATAATGCGATAGAGCTTGTCTTGATATTTAAGCCTGGCTTCACCCTGGTACTCCCCGGTGTAAATCTCCAGCATTTTCTCCGCCCGCAGGCCGGAAGCGGCGGCGTTATAAAACTCGTTGGAAAACACCGCGAGTTCTTCGGCAAATACCAGGCGTTCCGTTGGGGTTTCAATCTGGTTGCCAATGTCGTCGGCAGTGATTGAGGTACTGATCAGGTAAATTAGTTCTTTTGCCCGCATTAAAGATTCACCACCCGGTCCAGCCACAAGAGCCTTTGTACCGCTTTCAGCAGATTCTCTGACTCAGCCGGCTCGTGCCGGTCGAAATCAAGCTCGACTTTTAAGAGCATGGCCTGCTTCACTTTTTGCGGCACATCTTTAGCATCGCCATAGCCGGCAGAAAAACAAATCACAATCCCGCCGGCCGGGCGGAGCGTGGCAGCAGGCCAGGACTTGCCGTAAGCAAAAGCCAACCGTCCCGGCTCACTTTTTTCGTCTACAAAATAGTCAGCCGGGTCCATGCTGTACTCGGTGTTATCCGGGCTATAGTATTTAACGCTGGCAACGGACTGCAAAGGCGGCCTGGGGATATAGATGCAATTTTTGTCCGGCCAGGCGTCCAGCCACAGTTCCCAGGCAGCGGTAATGTATTGGCGGTTCTGAAACCCTTCGCAGTATTCCCGCGCCGCCTTAATCAGGTTGGTGATCAACCCGTCGCTGGCAGTATGTGTCACCCTAAGATGCGCCTTGGCTTCCGCCAGGGTTAACGGCTCAGTCGCCGGCGCTGTGATTAATTTAAGAGCCAATAATACCGCCTCCTTGGTGGTTCAAGGAGCGGGGTTAACCGCCCCTTGATTATGCTGATACATTAGTCTTGGCTGCAGCCGCCTTTTGCACCGGGCTAAACCTGCCCTGGCCCCGTAAGAGAACTGCCCCCGTCTGGGTGGCGGCGCTGTTGGTTACTCTTAAGGCCACATGGGTAAACCCATCATCTAAAAATGACGCGTCGCATTCGACATAACCGATGGCTCGAAGAGTTGCCACGGTTATGGTGGCATCCGGACTGGAAGCGGTAATAACCACTTCGCCAGGATCATTAACGTTTAATGTAACAACCCCCAAAGCTGAAGTTGCAGTTATGCCAGGAACACCAGCGGAGGCATGGTTAATAGCTTTTACCAAACTGGCTGCGCAAGCGGTATCGTTAGCGCCAACGGCAAACTTTCTGTTGGGTAAATCTTCAGCAGCCGCAGCAACGAAGGTTAGGCCGTTCACCGTCACTTCATCGGTCGCGATAACGGTGGCGCAGGTGATAGTCAGGGCGGCAACTTTGGTATTGGCTGTGATGGTGGCGGCATTGTTGGTAATGACCTTAGCGCCTGTTCCGGCGGCGTCCTGTGCCTGCATGACCTGGCCGATAGATGTCGCGGCTGCAGCCATTGCCCCGGTTTCCCATAAAAACAGGGCCTTGCCGTATTGGTCCATCCGGTAATAGTCGCCGGTTCCCGCACCGTTTAAACTGGCAGGGGTCAGGGCAAGGTCGAGTTTGATAGCTTCAGAAAGCAGTTTATTGTTTTTCAAGGCTTTTTACCTCCATCCTTAAATTTGTTAGGGCCTAAAGCCCTGGATATTAGTCAAGTACCACATAAGGAGATACCCGGGTTACTCCATCCTCCAAGGTGAGCGGGGTTTTTACCCAGCCTTGGCCGTCAACATTCCAAAAAACTTTAATCACGGTTTTATTCTGCCGGAACAGCACATGCTCGGATGCCGCGATGAACGGACCGGAACCGTCTTTAATCAGGTAATAGGCAAAGTCAATCAGCATTAGATCGCCGCGACTTCCCAAGACCGGAGTTTTGCCGGTAAACTTCACCGGGATGCCGTTTAAGGTGGCCGGGATACCCCGGGTCGCGTCGCCCTGGATGAAGATATAGTTGCCGTTGGGGTCCTGCATGGTGGCCAGCTGGGGCAAAGCAGTCTGGTTGGCAATGTACACAGCCCTGCTCTGGGACTCCGGCAAGAGCGCGGCCAGCATGTTGACTGTATCGAGGTAGCCGATGGCTCCCGCCCCAGTGCGTGCTATGTCTATGGCCCCGGGAGCGTTAATCACGCCCATAGGCTTGGCTACTCCGTTGCCGCGCAGGAAGGCGAAGTCTTCAGCACTGACGATCGCGCCTTGCAAAAGGCCGGAAATAAAGGTATTGGCGGCTTCCCAGTTCCTCAAGAGTTTATCGGTAACTACCGTGTGGGCCGCCACCTCTTTGGGGGTCAGGGATATTTCTTCCAGGCTCCCGCCGGTTTCCGGCTTGGCTGCGCCCTCACCGATCCAGAACACCTCGACGCCGCCGAAGACGCCGTTGGCGCCCTGGCTGAAGGCCGGCATGGTGATCATTCCGTCAGGAGGGTCGCCAGCCGGGATTACTGTAGCCCGCTCACGCACAATGGAAGGCTCGGGTTGAAGCATCAAGAGATCAGGTTTGAACTGAGTAGGTACGGCAAAGCCACCCTCTTGTCCAACTCCCAGCGACCACTCGTTTTTAAACTGCGGCATGAATTGGCCCTTGAAGGCATCCGGCACTGCGATGCCGCCGCCCTGACCCTGACCAGCCGCCAGGTTATGCAATCGTCCTTTGGGATCGCCGAACCTTACTGCATGCACGAATTCGCCTAGGTTTTTAAAGCCGGCGTCATCTAAGGACGGGGGCTGCCGGTAGTCGGCAGGAGCCAGGGGGCGGTAGGTTCTATTTAACGGATCGTTTAGTGCCTTATCCCGGCCATCTACCTTTTGGGCCATTAAAATCAGCTGGTCAAGATTTTTAATCTCCGCATCCACACGGTCAAAATCCTGGGCCTCATCCTCGGTGGGGCTGTTCCTTTCTTCTGCGCTGATCTTGTCTAAAATGGCCTTTTGCTGGTCGTGCAGCGCCGCCCGTTTTTGTAAAAATTCCTGTAAAGTCATTTATGCATTCCTCCTAAATTTGTTTTGGGAAAACCTTAAACGCAGGTCATATAAAGAAAGAAGGCCGGTGTTTCCGGTCTTCTTGTCTTCGGGTAGGGTAAGTTCTTTTAG